CGCCGAACTTAACTGTCCAAGGATCGTAATCTTCGGCTGTTGAGTTGGCTACCTTGGTGCTAATCGTCTCGACCTTTTCCATGTCTTGACGGGTCGGACGCTTGTCTGCTCCCAGTAAAAGACCGATCGCTCTACCGATAGCCGATGTAACAGTGTCTTCCACGAAGAACTTCTTCATGTTGACGTTATAAGTCGCTACGTTACCGAATGCGTAATCGGTAGCCGATGGGTGTAGATCCTCGTACTCGCGAAAGATCATCGCCTGAATAAGGACGTAGCCCTTCTCCGCGTTGAAGTCGACGATGTTTGTCTGAACCCTAGCTGTAGGGTGTGTAGCCCATAGACGGGCAATTCTGGCGGCTACGTCTTCGTAATTGTCTAAGAAGCTCATTAGCGCACGTCCTTAGCTGCGTGACGTGATACAGCTCGACCGCGGGCGTAACCGCGTCGCTCACCTTCTCGATAACCTACTGAGTAGGTCATGGTGGCCCATAGAAGCGCAGCTATAGACATAACTACGACGATAGATAATTCGTTCATTACTTGCTCCCGATACTGGGAGCGACGTTCGCGCTCCCGATGTAAAGAGTGAAGCAAGAACGCGACTAGGTCAAGATTCCCGCGTAGTTGTCGGCGTGTCGATTGGCTTCGGCTTGGACTTTAGTCCATTACCCGCTAAAACTCCGCCGAGTGATCCAGTTAAAAAGATCGCTAAAGTCTTTAATAAGTCTATGAATGCCGCGTCGTTAGGAGCTTGATTACCGATCGGCTGTGTAACGAAGATAAGCGCGTAAGTAATTCCAAGAGTAACAATTAAGAAGACCGCCGCTAAAGTTGATCCGATAATAAGGATTAGGGTCGCGTGGACTTCTTCTGGACTACGGCGTCTGGCTGGGCTGTGGAGCTTCTTCTCCAAGGACGTCGCTAGTGCATGTTCCAGTAGGGATACACTGCGGCTCTTGACATTCTGGCTTCTGCCAGTTCTCGTATTCTTGGCATTCATAGCGAACCCAACCCTGATAACCACAAGCGGAAAGCCCAGCCGAAAGGACTAAGGCCAGACTTCCCGCGAGTAGTTTCCGAGTCACTTCCCCGATAACCCGAAAGCTGAATCTTTAGGATTTAGCCAGCGTAGGATTACAGGCAAAACGGCGGCAAGGCCCGCCATACCGATCGCCTTGGGATCTGAGACTCCAGCCATGTAAACCGCGATAGACGCAGCCAAGAAACTACGCGCCCAGCTTGCTAGTAATGCTTTTAAGTTTGCCATTAGTTTTTTCCGCTTTCTTCGGCTTTGCTGCCGATTGAGTAGGTACTTCGACGATCGGATAATCGCCAGCGTAAGCGACGAACTTAGGACGTCCGAACCCTACGACTTCTTTACCGCTCCCGAATGCCCGCTCTTTAATCATTACCATACCGCCGTTACGTTGGTCGCCTGATCCCGAAGTGTTTCCCTCGATTGTAATTACACTCTTCGGCTTTACTCCGACGACTATTCCGATGTGGCTAATACGGTCGACGCCATCATGCGGAAAGTCCATAAAAGCTAGATCGCCGATCTTCGGCTCTGTCTCTACCCATCGACTTACTTCTTTAAGTTTGTGCGCTCCTGCAGCTGTCGAAACCATCGACGGAAGTTTTATTCCTGCTTCATGGAAACACCAGTTAACGAAAGATCCGCACCAAGGTAAACCGTCGGCCTTAGTAAACTTTCCGTACTTTGTAAGATTATCGCCTTGCTCGACTGTACCGACTTCCGCCAGTGCTACCTCGACGACGGCCGCAGCTGTACCGATTGGATAAGTCATGGAGCTATTGGCAGTTCGATAAGACGCGGATTAACGTTAGAAGCTGGAAGATCGCGAAGAGCTTGTCGATAAGTTGCCCATGCCGCTTTATCTACAGGCGCGTCTTCTATCTGTGTCCAGTCTGTGCAAGACAATTCCTTGTCGCGCCATAAACGCATGCGAATTAAATACAATTCGTCTGAAACTTCGTCATCATTTAGAAGATTAGAAACGAACTTTGTCATTATGCTACCTCGTAACTTATAGTCCCTGAAATTAAACGGCCTGTACCGCCCATGTAAGTGTTGTCATAATTAGCACAATAAAATGAACTTCCACCACCGCTGCTTATAGCTGCATAACCTGAGTTTCCTGTTGCGTTACTTTCGCGTACTACGCCCATGTAAGTAACGGCTGCCGCGGCACCAAAAGGCGCAGTAACTACAACCTGTCCTGCTGCTGTCCCGTTGGTCGTAATTGTGACGGTAAATTGCGTAACGCATAATTTTCCGACGCGTGTGTATCTGCCAGTTGCCGAAACTGTCGTAAAAGAACCTGTCGTCGCTGTAATTGTTGGTGTGTAGGTAGTCCATGCCGCGTTATTCCAAAGTAATCCAGTTGCTTCCGCTGAGTCGGCTTGTAAAAATCCGAAGTTTGTACCAACCGCTATTCGACTTAAAGTATCTGCGGCGGTACCAGCTAATAAATCACCTTTTGCGTCTATAACTGTGTTTACTGTATCCGATTGCCACTTTAATCCAGTAGCCGCAGTAGAATCGGCGACAAGAGATTGTCCATTAGTACCAACCGCTAAGCGTGCTGGAGTGTCTGCCGCTGTTGCAGCAATAAGATCGCCTTTAGCGTCGACGATTGCGTTCTGAATAGCGTTAGTATCGTCTGTGGTTACCCATGAATAATCTAGATCCGTAGCAGAAGCTTTCGCTAATACCTGTCCAGTCGTCCCGCCTTTAAGATCGACGAACGCCGTATCTATGTCCTGACCAAGAGCTGCGATCGCTGTCGCGCCGTCCTTGACCAAGTCGGTCGACTGCGGAATGTCCCAGCCGAAGTTAGTCGTAGTAGTTGCCATTCTATGCCACCGATCCGATCGCGTTTTCCCATGTAAGAGTTGGACTTATTGTATTCCAATACTCGCCCGAATTGACTTGATTCCAACGGAGTGTCACTTGTGAGAACTCCAGTGGAGAAGCGTTTATCGTAATAAATAGCGAGTTATAACTGGCCCTAAAAGACCAGCCTTCGACGTAACCCTCGAAGACAGTGTCGACGATGTTAGGCGGAAGATCTGTAACGCGTAGCGGCATTCCCATAAAGATCTTTAGAAGTGCGTCGCGGTCTGTGTCGTCAATGTCTGGAGACGCTATAGGGAACTGGATTGAATCAAAGAATGCTCTTGGATAAGCTTTAAGCTGTAATCGACGGTCTAGAGCTAGAGTCGCGTCGGCTGTGTTCTCGATGTTTGTGTCCCAGATTTCGGCAAACTTTCCGAACTCGGAGATAGAAGCCGCTTGGCTATCTGTAAGAGTAGATCCGTTCTTATAGTTAATAGTAATAAAGTTACGAACGTCTCCGCTTCGTGTTACTGACTTTAACCCGACTCCGATTCCTTGCGTGGCTGAGATTTCGGTATAGCCATTAGCTGCCAGATAAGTCTGTCGATGTAATGCGTCTGCGTACCCGATTCGGCCCGAGCCATCTTCGTAAAGATAGCCCAGTCCCGATTCTGCGATCTGAGAAGCTAACGTGTAGCTAGAGACTGGATCGGCTGCTCTGTTAACCATCTCGTATTGCCCAGGCTGATCGATCTGGCCAAGGCCTACGTTCTCGGCGTTAGCCCACGTAGTCGTCGGATCGTACTGATACCACTGCAGAGCGGGAGCGACTTCGTTCCACATGTTAAGAAGTAAATCTGAAAGAATTGTGTAAATCTGAGTCCCATCGTAATCTTTAGCTAAAGCCAGTTCCCAGTTAGCCCGAGCCAGTTTAGATAATGCGCCCAGTGCAGTAATGCGCGCACTCGTAACGTAGGCAGTCGCTCCAGCTGAGACGACGCTTATCTCGATGTCGCTAATAAAGCCGCCGTAAAGATCGACGAAAACTCCCGTCGAATCTTTAATCGAGATTAGAATCTCTTGTCCGACTGTAAAAGGGTAAGAAGTATTCTGTAGGTTAATTAGTTCGATGTAGCAGTAACCCGCCACTGGCTGCTCATACACCGAAGTTCGGCCGCTAGTAATCTGAACGCTGGCCAGTGTCACTTCTTGATAATCGACGCCATCTATAAGGACTCGCCATTCTGGATTCCAGAGTGTCACGCGAAAGCACCCGATCCGAGAGTCCCGCGATAGCTTGAATTATTGAGGACGTTAATAATCGCTCGGGCTGTACCTTCTGGGTCGATTGCTCCGTTAACCGTTAAGTTAATAACTGCACCGCCACCACCGCCTAGAGAATGATTTGGAATAATAGATCCGCTGCGATTAGGCGTAAAGATTTCTGGCCCTTGCTCGCCGACCATGTAAGACGTTCCAGAAGTAACAGGGCCACCCATGGCACGTCCACCACCGAAGACGCGATCGATAAGACCAGAGATTCCAGAAACGATGGGATTCTCTTTAACTAATTTAATGAAGTCCTTCACCTTGTCGATCATGTCGCCCAAAAAGTTAACGACTTTAGAGACGCCAGTAATGACGCCAGAGATAGCAGTTCCGAGAACCTCGAAAGCGACCTTTAGAATCGTTCCGATGGCTGGTCCCATAGTGTCTCGAACAAAAGTAGCTACGGACTTAAAAAGGTTAAACAGCGGAGTTAGTTCTGTGGAGTTATCTTCGATAGCGTCTTTAATCTTTGTAAAGGCAGAAGATAATCCGCTTAATGCTGGCCCGAATACAGAAGCAAAAAAGGGAGCTACGAAGTCCTTCATAAAGTCGTAAAGAGCCTTAAATGCTGGAATAACAAAATCTGTAAGAACTGTCTTAATTGTGTTGAATGGTCCTTGGAGATCTTTACCGATAGACGTGGCCATAGAAGAAAGAGCTGGAATAACCTTATCGACGAAAGTAGAAACTAGCGGAGTCAGAGCGTCAAGTACGAAAGAACCTACGGTCTCTTTACCTTCATCAAATGCAATTTTAAGTCTGTCCATTTTGCCCGCGAAGGTATCGGCTTTTACAGTAGCCTGATTCGCGAAAGTATCTGCGAGCTTCTTAGTGATCTCGTCCATCGAAAGAGTTTTTAGCTGGGCCGATGAAAGTCCTATGCCTAACTTACCAAGTGCCCCAGTGCTGCCTTCTGTTGCTTTGGCGAGCGCGGTAGAAACCGCCTCTAAACTTTTTCCGCTGCCCGCGGCTATGTCTAACGCTAAGGCTTGCAGTTTCTGGGCTTTTTCTACGTCTCCAGTAGCTCGCGCTAAGCGTTCTAGTGATGGGCGAAGCTCGTCGTCTGTGACGCCGAACGCGAGCGATGTTTTAGTTATGTAAGACTCGGTCGCCTTGATCTGGGCAGTGGTAGCTCCTGTAACGTTCTTTAATGTTAGAGCGAGTTTCTCCTGAGCCGCTGCGTCTGCGATCGCTGACTTGACGCCATCGACAAGAAGCTTTCCAGCATAAGCAACAGCAGCAACAGAAGCCGCGGCGAATGCCGCGCCCGCTACTTTGCCGAACTTTCCGATCTTGTCAGAGAAGCCTTCGACTTCTGTTTGTGCCCCTTTAACGCCCTTCTTTAGTTCGTCGAAATCGGCGTCGAAAGTTATCTTTACTTTTGGAATGCCCGCCATTAGTCCAGACCCACTTTCTTAATTACGCTCTGAATAAGATCGATGTATTCTTTCGCGACTATCGGCGTGTAATAGTCAACCGCTGGAGCGATCCAGTAGCCGCGCTTATTGCGTGGAGCCTTAAAGCGATCGGTATAGGCGCGACCCAGTGAGTCCGTACCGCGTCCGCCGCCGTATTCTGTTCCCCATAAGAGCGCGCCCGCTGGAGCTGAGTTCTGGCGAACTTTAGAACCTTTACCGCTCTTAGAAGTTTCTCCGCCGTACTTACGACCGACTTTCTTAGATCCGCCTATGTCTACGCGAATAAGACGATCTCGCTTAGCCGTAATCGTTTGCGCTACGAGTCGAGTCTGTGGAGCTGGCGCGCCGTTTGCGCTCATCATGAGCTGACCCGCCAGACGCTTCGATAATGGAAGAGCAGCGTCGCGGATCTCGTTCTGTGTTTCTTTGTCTAAAAGGTTAAGAGTCTGAAGTAAGTTTTTAAGCGCGGCTGGCTCGACTTCTATCGAGTAGACGCCCTTCTTACTTGCCATTCCGTTTCTCCAGTATCTCTAACGCCGTTAAGATCTGCTCCGCCGTCTGCCACTCGCTCATCGGGATCTGTGTCGCGATTGAGAGTTCGACTATTAATCGATTTAAGCTTCCGACGGGATAACTTTTGGGTTTGCGCTACTTGCTGAGACTTCGGCTACCGTTTCGATCCAGACCTCGTAAGGCTTAATAGGAGTTCCCGCAGCTTCTCGCTTCATGGCTTGATAGCCAAGATAAAGAAGATCGTTAACTCCGATCGTTTCGGCTTGCTGAATAGTCTTTCCAGTTTTGCTTTCCCACTTCGACCACTCGGGAGAAGCCGCCACGAATGTAACGGCCTCTCCTGAGAAGTATTCGACTTCGATGTTTAGTTTCATGTTTGCTCCCGATTCTGTTTTTTAACTAAATGTTTCTGTAGGTGTTCCCACTACTGTAAAGGATAGCGATACAGTTTGAGCGTCTGGGCTTGAACCGCCGACGCTTGGAAAAATTGGTAGCACGTTGAACGCGAAGACCGCTCCTGTAACAGCTGTTAGCGAGATCGCTAAAGTCGTGTTCGGAGCTGCTTCTGCAGCATTCCATAGAGCTTCACAGAGTGAATCTGTTGCGCCCCAGTCTGCAAGCATTTCGACGTCAAACGTCCACTGCTTATCGATTGAACGATAAGCCTTAGAGTAAAGCGTGTCGTAAGTTTCGATAGTTACGTCGCCGCTTAGCGTTGCGCTTGTAGCTTGCTCGTTATAGTTTTTGGTCGCGATCGTAACCGAAAGATCGCGCCCTGTAATTACGGTCGTGGCCATGTTGGTCTCCTAGTTTGTTTGTGTGTAATAAGTCGAAAGTTCAATCTCGCAAGCGAGAATCTCTGACGCGCCTATGTTTAACGGAATCGGATTCGATACGTCTCCGACTTCGTACCCTGACGGAATAGCCGCCAGAATGCTAATTACGAGCTGTTCGATGTTATCGAGTGCGCTCTGATTATCGTAGATTGCTACGCCTACAGTCATAACTAAATTAATTTTTAGCTTTACGTTTCCTTTACCCAAGAAGCTCGGCTGTAGGTAAGGCGTATTCGGAACGATCGCCGCGAATGGAACGATTGGAGCTTCTGGAACTGAATCGTAAGTGTTAGCCGCTACTCCTGCGATGGCTGTCTTTAGTGGAGTGCGAACGCTAGTTAGAATCGAACTGGCTGGCATTAGCCGACCATTACTTCGACGTCGATGTAATTACCTAAGAGGCCGATTACCCGATTCTGAAGACTACGGCCCATACGATAAGGCGAACTTGCGAAGTCGAGCCCTTCGATCTGACCGCCCGCAGCTGTGCGAGATTGAAAGACTTCTATCGATACTGCATAGATAGCGGACTCGATCGACGCGTTACCCACGTAGAGAGTCGCAGCTGAATAACCGCTAAGAGTTGCCATTCCGTTTGGAATGATCTGGCGACGTGTTACGTCCGCCGAAGTAAGAGCTGCAGAGAATGAAGAGTCTGTAACTACTGTAAGCGTGTGCGTGGCTGTAAACGGAGCTGGAAGTCCTGTAACGACGATCGATTGTCCGACTACGAACGGGTGTGTCCGACGAGTAAAGAATCTGGCTACGTTAGTTTCTAATTCGTACTCGATTACAGCTGTCGAGTTCTGAACGAGCAGCGGAAGAATAACCTGCTCGGCTGTGTCGATGATGTCGTCGAGATACGCGTCCGAATAGAGAGAAGAGCTAACGCCTAAGACGGATCTTAGCTGTGTAGCTGTAATGATGTTAGGCATTAGCCCTTCCCTTCTACTGCTCGCCTAGCTCGGGAGCGAACTAGGCGATGATTGATTTATTCGGATTACGCCTTGTTATTGTGGAATGCGCCAGCTGCGATCTTGGTCGCTAGTGCGCCGTAACCGTAATAGCCGACTGTAATCTGGCCAGAAGCGATTACGTCCGCGCGTAGGCGGAAAGTAGGTCCTTCGTACCATGTGAACGCGTCTGGGTTAACGATGAGCATAGAACCGTCGACGTCTGTCGCTGCTAGTGATGGATCTACGAATAGATCAAGTCCTGCGACAGTTCCACGAAGTGAAGTAGGTGTAGCTGATCCTGCTTGATTCATTGGATTAGTTACTGTCGAATAAATTGGACGCCCAGCGTCGTTTAGTGTCATCGCGTTACTCCACTGGCCTGTACCCATGATGATGTTACGAGCGAATCCGTTAGGTAGTCCCGCTGTAGCTCCGTAAACAGAAGCAGCACCGCGAGCGACGAAGCCGAGAAGCTCGGCAGCTGTTGGATAAGTTGCTGTAGTTGTTGCGTCGCCTGTTGCTGTTGAGTAGATAAGGTTAGAGACATAAGCGTTCTCTGCCTTGGCCTTAGCTGCTGCCATGTTGCGAATAAGTTCATCGAAGAACGCTGGAGAAGTACGATCCAAGAGTTCTACGCTGAAAGTCTGCTGTCCAGCGAACTTCTTTACTGGAACAGTAATGAAAGCAGAGTTTTGATCTGTGTCTGAGAATCCAGCGTCTTCATTAGCTACGGCCACCGTAGGAGCTACGGTAATTTTCGGAATCTCGAAGCTCATGCCCGCGTCTGGAAGTGTTCCACGAGAGATTGCGTCAATAGATGGACGGATAAGAGTAGATAATCCGTTAACTACTTCTGCCATCTGGCGAGTAGGCACTAGGCCCGCGTTGTCTGTTGTGTTATCCGCTGCGAGAACGTACTGGCGAGCTTGATCGTCGCCCATCGCTGCGCGAATGGTGTTTTCCACGTACTTAGCAGCTGTGAACTCTAAGCGTGGCTTGGTGAATGATCCGCCTACGATTGGCTTCGCTGCGGCTGTGATTGACTGAGCAGCTTCGACCGTCTCGACGGTTTCCGCGTTTGTGACGGTGTTGTCCACTTCGTCTCCTTCTGTTGTTG